CACAAGCATTCGTTTACGATGTAGTAATGGACTTAGGAGCTAACGATATAACTGTAGTAGATTCTTCCACAGAGATGGATGAAATATTAAAGGAAGAAGAAAACAGCGACTCAGGAAAGCTAAATAAAATACAAACTTTTGGAGACCTACAGAAATTTATAAAACTTACTAAAACTAAAATAGTAGCAAAAAAAGTAGGTGGAGCACTAGATGCAGCAATAGGTTTTATACCTGGGATAGGAAACGTAAAAACAGGTATAGATGTTATTAGAGCTTTAGCTAAAAAACAAGATGGTAAAACAACCAATACGTTTTTGGATAAAATGGATGTTGATGATAAAGCATCTGCAATAGTAGACGATAAAGTTGAAGCTAACTTTATTAACTACATGCATAAAAGAATAGAAGATCAAGATGCTAATACAAAGTTACCTAGTAACTTTAATATGAACAGTTACTTTAATGACTTCTTATCAGCTGAATACGATAAGAGAACTATTGACGGAATCAATGAAGAGATAGGATCAGAAACAATTTTAGAAGATGCTACGGATATAATGTTAGAAAAATTTCCTACACTAAAAGCAGTGTTAATAAGACTTCAAACAGAAGACTTTAAAGAATTTGTTAACAAGATTGATTGGATATCACCGAGACCAACGGAATTTAGAATTAACTTAACCAATGGACAGGATTACATTTTGAAGTGGACAGGTAAAGGCTTTGAAGCTCAGATACTGGGTAAAAGATACTTCTTAAATAAGATAAATGAATTTCAACAAGCATTGGATAAGTTAGCAATTTTATATAAGGAAGGTCCAATGGGAGAACCAGAAGAACCAGCAGAACCAGCCCCAGAAACAGATAGTGGATCATCAAGCGGAAGTGGCGGAGATTTTCCTGGAGAAGAAGGAGGAGGAGATTCCGGAGAAGATACCCCAGATGGAGATGATACAGCAGATGCAGGAGAAGAAGAAGGAGCTGATTTAACAGATGAACCTGTTGATTTTGAAGAACCAGCAGAAGAACCAGAAGCATAATAAAAAAATAAAAAAATAAAACAAATACAATGGACAATTTTGACTTAAGAAAATTTTTAGCTGAAAATAAAAAAACAGTTATTGAAAACCAAGATCATAGTGATGAAGAAGCGTTAGATCTAGTACCGGACCTTGATAAAGGAGGTAAAAATTATAGCGATAACGGGTACGAATCTTACAAACTGCAAGTTAAAGCAGGCTACCAGATCCCTGAACCTTACTCACTGAAGAACTATAAAAATGCTGCCGAGTTAAATAAAGAACAAGCTAAAGACGAAGGACATAGAATAGGTAAATACGTTGTTGAACTTGAAGGTCAAGAATTAGAACAATTTGTTAACGACTGGATGAAAGCTTGGAATGAAGAAATCTCAGGAGGAGAAAAAGCATAGTAATAGTAACTAGCATAGAATGAATCTTATAGATAAAGTTTTATTAGAATGGTCCTATAAGACCAAAAAAGGGTATCCTGACATTAACAGTCAAGAGGATATGGATTTGTTTGAATCTATATTCGGTTTTAACCTTAATGAAACACCTCTTACACCAGCTGAATTAGATAAAGTAAATTCTAATACAAAAGAAAATAGAATTGATATACTAATAAGAAAAATTAAGAACAAAGAACCTCTAGCTATAGATGATTCAGAAGATACTTTTTTAGTATATGATCCAAGAGGTGAAAAAGTAAGTGAATTAGAAAAATGGGATGTATCTAAAAAGGCAGTGACTCTTTTTAACAGAGAAGGAAATTCTATTACAACATCTAAATTAGCAAAATCAGCAGATTTTGGAGGTGGAGCAGGATCTGGAGCAGGATCAGCACAAACAGATATACAAGAATCAAGTATGTGTGCAGTTTTAGCTTTATACCAGAAACAAGGCAAATTAGAAGAGAAAGATCTTACCTCAGAAAATATAAAAAGTATTTCCAAAGATATAGAGACTACATCAAGCGTAGAGGAAATAGTAGATTATATTACTAATTCTCCCGGCTGGGCTTCTACATTTGTTAACACAGCTTCTTTATTATCTGGCTATTTAGATAAAGGGTACGAATTCCATCGAGGTTCATCATTTGTAGATTCTATATACGAAGTGTGGAAAAAAATAAAGAAAAAAAATAAATGGAGTATCAAAGATGATAAATGGAATCCATCGGATATTTGGGCAGTAAAACCAACAGGAAAAAATATTAAATTAGATAGTGAAACATTAGAAGAATATAACAACCAACTGTTAGATTTATTCAATAGTAGAACTTTAATAGGTATTTCGCTAAAGAAACTTGGTAAATCTCCAACTGTAAAAACAGTAAATAAAGAAAGAGTTTCAGAAATAGAAGTTTTAGATAGTATAATTTCTTCAGGCGGTTCTAAAGATGCTTATGTAAACACTAAATCAGGAAAAATATTACAACTTAGAACAACCGGTGGTAATTCGTTTCAAGGAGAATTGAAAGGTAAAACTGCCGCTCAAGGAAAAATAGGTGGAGGTGTACTCAAAACGTTTTTAGATAAACAAGGATTAGGACCTATACCAACTCAGAAAGAATCTGCTAAGTTAGCTATAGAGTACACACCCTCATTTGTTAACGAATTACTCGAATTATGTAATGAATACTTCAGTATAACTGAAGAAGAATTAAATTCAAAAACTACTGATTGGTTAAATTCAAAGTACCAAGCATTAAAAGTAGCAAAGGTTTTAAAAACAGGTAGCAAGGATAAAGTAGAAGCAGCATTAACAGACATAGTAAATTATGCTGGTTCAAGAAGCTCTATTTCTGCTGTGTACCTAAAAGTAATGTAGTTATGGCAAAAGACATAAAAAAAATAATAGCACAAGAGTATATCAAGTGTGCTAAAGATCCAGCATACTTTATGCGGAAATATTGTTATATACAGCACCCTACTAGAGGACGTATCTTATTTAACCTATACCCATTTCAGGACAAAGTATTACATTTATTTAGAGATCATCAATACTTAATTACTCTTAAGTCTAGACAGTTAGGTATATCTACCCTAGCAGCAGGTTACTCTCTGTGGCTTATGTTATTTCATAAAGATAAGAACGTACTTGCTCTAGCAACAACTCAAGCTACTGCAAGAAACTTAGTTTCTAAAACTATGTTTATGTATGATCAATTGCCAAAATGGTTGAAGCTACCTGCTTTAGAGAAAAATAAACTATCTTTAAGACTGAAGAATGGATCAAAAATTACAGCTAAATCTTCTAACGCCGATGCTGCAAGGTCAGAGGCAGTATCACTACTGCTTATCGATGAGGCAGCCTTTATTGACAACATTCAAGAAACGTTTACAGCAGCACAACAAACCTTAGCAACAGGTGGACAGTGTATGGCATTATCAACTCCTAACGGAATAGGTAACTGGTTTCATCAAACATGGGATAAAGCTGAATCAGGAGAAAACAGTTTTGTACCTATTAGACTACCTTGGACAGTTCACCCTGAAAGGAATGAGGAGTGGAGAATACAGCAAGATGCAGATCTAGGAGCAAGAATGGCAGGACAGGAATGTGATTGTGATTTCTTGGCATCTGGGGATACAGTATTTGAACCTGATGATATGTTATTTTACGAACAAACATACCAAAAAGATCCACTGGAAAAAAGAGGAGTCGACGGTAATTTATGGATATGGGAAGGAGTAGATTACTCTAAAACCTATATGGTAGTAGCAGATGTTGCGAGAGGAGACTCTGCAGATTATTCTGCATTTCATATATTTGATATTGAAAACTGTGTACAAGTAGGAGAATATAAAGGTAAACTTTCACCTAAAGATTACGGAAACGTACTAGTAGGTATAGCATCAGAATTCAACGATGCTCTATTAGTAGTAGAAAACGCTAACATAGGTTGGGCTACAATAGAACAGATACTAGAAAGAGAATATAAAAACCTATACTACAGCTCTAAATCACAAATGGAAACAGTAGAGTCCTACATGACTAAGTACGAAAGAGATAAACTAGTACCCGGGTTTACAATGTCGGTAAGAACTAGACCATTAGTAATAGCTAAGATGATTGAATACATCAGAGAAAAAGGAGTTACAATACAGTCTAAAAGGTTAATAGGTGAGATGAGAGTCTTTGTATGGAAAAATGGTAAACCACAAGCACAAATTAATTACAATGATGACTTACTTATAGCATGTGCTACAGCACTTTATGTAAGAGATACAGCACTAAGGTTAAGACAGCAAGGAATGGATCTAGCCAGAGCTCAACTATCATCATTCCAAAATTTAAACGCTCAAAACAAAGGAGTCATGAGATCAGTTGGAAACCAGCAAAATAATCCGTATATTGTAGATAATGGCTATGGACCCGAAGATATTTCTTGGTTACTTTAAACGAGCTATTTATAATATAGATACTAATAAAACAGAGCATTAATGGCTGATACTTCTCTATTTGGGAGATTAAGAACTCTCTTCTCCTCGGACGTAATAATAAGAAATGTAGGTGGCGACCAGCTTAAGGTTGCTGATATAAACAAGATTCAAACAACAGGAAATTTTGAAACAAACTCACTAGTTGATAGATTTAGTAGGTTGCACATATATAACAATAAAAATATATACAATCCAAATCTAAATTACCAGACTCTAAGAGTACAGTTATACTCTGATTACGAAGCAATGGATACTGATCCTATAATTGCATCAGCGTTAGATATTTTAGCAGATGAAGCAACACTTAAAAGCGATCAAGGAGAAGTTCTATCAATTAAATCATCAGATGAAAATCTACAAAGAGTTCTTTATAATCTATTCTACGATGTACTAAATATAGAATTTAACTTATGGTCATGGACTAGAAACATGTGTAAATATGGAGACTTTTTCCTAAAACTAGAAGTTGCTGAAACATTTGGAGTATACAACGTCCTTCCTTATACAGTCTATAATATGGCAAGATACGAAGGATTGGATCCGGAAGACCCAGGAAAAGTTCAATTCGCAATAGACCCAGACGGTATTATGGCTTCAAATGAACCTACATACGTTCCTAAAAGAGACAGTAATGCGATAGTATTAGACAATTATGAAGTAGCTCACTTTAGGTTACTATCAGATACTAACTACCTTCCTTATGGTAGATCATACATCGAACCAGCTAGAAAAATATTTAAACAACTTACATTAATGGAAGATGCGATGTTAATACATCGTATAATGAGAGCACCAGAAAAGAGAACTTTCTTTGTAAACGTAGGTTCTATACCTCCTGCAGAAGTTGATCAGTTTATGCAAAAGACTATCAACACAATGAAGAAAACACCTTATGTTGACCCTAAAACAGGTCAGTATAATTTAAAGTTCAATATGCAGAATATGATGGAAGACTTCTACGTTCCTGTAAGGGGAGGGGATGCTTCTACTAGAATAGAAACAACTAAAGGACTGGATTATGATGGAACAAACGATATAGACTACTTACAGTCTAAAATGTTCGCCGCTCTTAAGGTACCTAAAGCATATTTTGGATATGAAGGGGATTTACAAGGAAAAGCTACTTTAGCAGCAGAAGATATAAGATTTGCTCGGACTGTAGAAAGAATACAGAGAATATTAGAATCTGAATTAACTAAGATTGCGTTAGTACATTTATATACACAAGGATTTACTGGAGAAAGTTTAACAAACTTTGAAATATCTTTAACTAATCCGTCTATTATATTTGAACAAGAAAAAGTAGCACTGCTTAAAGAGAAGGTTGATTTAGCTAATCAAATGAAAGACTCTAAACTATTTTCAACAGATTATATATACGATAGTATATTTAACCTATCAGAAGATAAGTACAACGAAATGAGAGATCTAGTAAGAGAAGACTCTAAACGAATCTTTAGATTAGGTCAATTAGAAGCAGAAGGAAACGATCCAGCTAAATCTGGACGTTCTTACGGTACTCCTCATGACTTAGCATCTATGTACGGTAGAAGAGCAACATCAACAGAAAAAGGAAACGGCCCAGGAGAAGTACCTCCAGGGTATAGCGAAATAGGACCTGAAGGAGGAAGACCAAGAGAAAAAATGTCCGTTTACGGAACTAATAATGACCCATTAGGAGGTAGAGACAGATTAGGAGTACATGGAATGCATGGAGGGTATGACTCAGATAATGAAAACGTAATGGAATCTAACAACCTTCTTACACAGAAAGTATACCATCAAATAAAAGATTCATTTAAACAAGATAAAGAAATGGTATATGAAACAAAAAATAAAGATGAGTCTAAACTATTAGACGAGAATCAACTTAAAGATTTAGATAACTAGCCCATATTTATATATAGGAACCGTACATTATGAAGATAAAACATTCAAAGTTTAAAAATACCGGCCTGATTTACGAACTATTAGTAAAGCAGATAGCAGCAGACACTTTGTCAAAAAGTGAATCACCAGCTTTAGGTATACTCAAAGAGTTTTTTGCAGGTAGCTCTACACTAGCCAAAGAATTGAAACTTTATGAGTATATACTTAAAAATACTAATTTAGTTGAAGTAAAAGCTGAAACAGTTTTATCAACTATCACTGAAATTTCTAGAAAGCTAAATCAAAAGGCACTAAAAGAACAGAAGTATAGATTAATCTCAGAAGTTAAGAAACATTATAATATTGAAGAGTTCTTCGGTATACAAGTTAGAGATTATAAAGCACTAGCAGCTATGTACTGTTTATTAGAAGCACAAAATTCTAGCACATTAGTTGCACCAGAATTTTTAATTAATAATAAACTTACTATTCTAGAGCACCTAACTTCTTCTAAAGTAGATAAAGATGCAGTAAAAGATACACTTATTGAAGAGTATGCTAAATACGATAAGGATTTAAGACTACTTACATATAAAATTCTTTTAGAGAAATTTAATTCCAACTATAAAGATTTACTACCAGAACAGAAATACATACTTAAAGAGTTTATAACCTCAGTTGACTCAACTACTAGACTTAGAAACATAGTTAATGAAGAGATAGTAAAAATTAAAGAGCTTATTAGTGAACTATCTTCTAAAGTAAAGGACGAAGTAGTAAGGATAAAATTAGAGGAAGTAGTTAAATCAATAAAGACTTTAACTAAGACAGAAAAAATTACAGATAACCACCTTGTTAATCTTATGCAATATTATGATTTGGTAAATGAGATGAAATCAGTATGAAAAAAAGCACAATAAGAAAAGCTATAAAAGAAGTAATAGAAGAACTTAGCACCTCAGCAGCAGTAGGAGGGTATCAAACTCCATTTGCCTTTAGTAAAAAGAAAGGTGATAATAGAGCAACAAAGCAAGCTGAAAAGCTAGGTTTTAAAAAAGTTAAAAATAAAAAAAGACCTTATAACACTAAAATGTTTGATTACTTAGATGAAAACAATACAAGAAAAATATAACGCAGTTGTAGAGGGTACATTCTCTAAACAACAATTCCTTAAAGATGCTAAGAGAGAGCTATCTCAATTCCTATCTCCCTTTAACGGATTCCCAGACACAGTATCAATCCTTAAAAGTAAAGGGATTCTTTTTGAAGCTAAAAAAGAAGCTTCATTAGAGTACGAATGCCCAGTATCTCAATACTCGGTAGAGGACCTAACAAGAGGGGTAGACTTTGAATTAGAAAAAGCTGGAGTAGATTCGGCTGCTACTGTAACCAAAGAGGATAAAGATAAAGCAGAGAAAATTGCAATCAAAAACCTTGAAAAAGATAGAATGCACTACCTTAACATACTAGCAGGAGAATCAGCAAAAGTTGATAAGCACGATAAAATGGTAGAACCAACTGATAAGAATAAAGTAGATACTTTTAACGGCATGAAAAAAGCTGATTTAAAAGAAAACTATACCAAAGAAAAGTTACTGAAAAAATTAGGTGACGCAGACGATGCTCGTATTCAAACCGGTAACGGAAAAGAATATATAATTTATAATCCTAATTCTAATAATGATGATAATGCTGCAATGTGGCATGACGATACTGTATTTGCTGTTGACCTAGATGGACAAGAAGAAGAAATAGATTATAGAGATATAGGATTAGTAATGGTAGAAGATATCAAAGAAAGTAATCAAGAAGAATCTATTGCAAATTTTATTATAAAGTACTACTCTAACCCCAACACAGGAAAAAGTCTAATAGATGATGATATTATAGGTGACTTTTTCGCAACACACCCTGAATCAAGAGATCAAGAACCTCAAGATGCATTAGATAATTTTCAAGAGTTCTTATCAGTAAATTACGAAATGCCTGGGGACTACATGCAAGAAGCAGAAGATTTAACACTAGAGCCTGAAGATACTGACAATCCAGATGAAACTTTAATAGCTATAGGTAGAGGATATTTAGAGGGTTTTAATAGACCTCATTCTCTAACTAACGGCGATTTAGAAATTTTAGGGAAAAAAGTAGTAGATAACCTATATAAAGGAGATCTTGAAGCAGCCAAAACACAATTTGTAGCAGAAGCTATGACTGATGATGAAATGAAAAAGATTGCTAAGTACGGTAAAGATACAGATATGAAAGCAATTGATAAAATTTATAAATTAGGAGACAAATTTTCAACAGACTTTGACTACGACGGAATGCTAAAAGCAGGGCTTAAACTTAAAATAAGTACTCCTTTAGATAAAATGCAAAAACTTTATGACTCTTTTGAAGATGTAAATTACCATAGAGAAAACGGACATTTAGGTAATGCTATAGACTACATACAAGATGGAGATAAAAAAGGAGCTTTAGATCACTTAAAGATGTTTAGACAAGCAGTACGTAAAACTTTAGGAGAAATGGACGAAGGAGCTGATAAGGTAAGAAAAGTAGTAGCAGAGGATAGTGATATACAGGAAAGTCGAGGAGCATTTGATTTATGCGTTCAAGGAATTCAAGATATCGCCACAGATGGAGATGTTAGCGAGAAAGATGCTGCTATGGAAATGATGATAGCAATTGCTGATAAGTATGATTTTAATCTAGCAGGATTAGAGTCTCAACTGTTCCATGGAGATGATTCAATTAACGAAGGTAGAAGAAGAAAGACTAAAGGAGGTAAAGTAGTAACTGAAAACGACTACGAAACTGGAGGATATGTTGAGAGTATGGGACCTTTATTTGATAAAGGAGTTAATATGCTAATCAAGGCTTGGGAAGAATGGAAAATGGGTCCAATGACAGAACCAGGAATGGTAGAGTTTGCTAAAAAAGATGTATTGACATACCTAGAAACTCAATTTATGGTAGAAAATCTTGAAGAAGCTAAAGGTAAAGATCACGATGGAGATGGAGATGTAGATGGAGATGATTATATGGCTAGTAAAGATGCTGCTATTAAAAAAGCAATGGGCAAGGAGAAGGTAGTTAAAGAAAATATTAAATCTATAATTGTTAAGGTATTAGAAGAAGGGGTAGTAAATGAAGCTGCAACAAATGCATTAGCAGATTTCTCTGAAACATACGGAGGATATGAAGGAATGAAACAATCAATTATAAATCTTCAAGATGTTGTAACAGATATTGAAGCATACTACGATAAAACAAGAAGTAAGATTCAGAAAGTATATGACACTTTAGGTGATATTAGGAATGAAGAAGGTCTAAAAGTAGGAGGATTTTTAGCTCCTGCAATAGAGCAAGCATTTAATAAGGACTTAAGACCAGCAATTAAAGGTGGATTCACAAAAGGACTAACACAACCTAAAGTAAAAATGATATCACAGAAAGATATTGAAACACAAAATCCTCTAGGAGAAGTAGAAAAAGAAACGGTATACTCAAGACCTACAGTTAATGGAACTTTACAAGAAAATAAAAAAAGAAAATAATGAAAGATAACTTTGACATATATAGTTGGAATCAAAAAAGACGTTTAACAGAAGCACGCAAGCTAGAAGAAGCACAAGCAGTTAACCTTCCTACAATACCCGACTCAGTACTTAATAACTTTGCAAACCAGATAAAAAACCCACAAACAATGGCATCTGCAGTCATTGCTCTGGTAAATAAGTTAGCGGAAAAAGAAAACGAAAATATTCTTAAAAATCCTAAAATAGCAAGAGCAATTGACTTACTAAAAGATATTGATCCTGCAGATGGAGAAGTTGAAGAAGCTTTAAAAATGACAGCATCAACAGAAACTCTTAGAAAAATAATATTTAAATTATTAGATGACGGACAGATCCAACCAGAAACAGCTGATGATATACTAAATGCTATTTCAAACTCACCATCAGATAATATATATGAAGCTAGAGTTGATAGAGAAGTAGCGGAACGTATCGAAGGTTTATTAAACCAACAATTAAAAGCTAAATTCTTAAACTATTTTCAAGAACTTTACACTGATTTAGTACAGGACGATTTATTTTACGCAGAAGATGTTGTTAACCATTTAAATAACGAGATGCATAAAATCATAAAAGTAGCATCTAAAGATGATTTAAATCTTTAATCTGAAAAAACAAAAATAACATGGCACAATTACTTATAGAAGTTACATCATTTAATCCTATTCTAAGAGAATCCAAAGAAAGACCTGGAGTATACGAAGTAGAAGGAGTTATGCAAAGAGCAACTGCAAAGAATCAAAATGGTAGAACTTATAGTAAAGCTATTTTAGAAAGAGAAACTAAGAAGTATATCTCTGAATTTGTTTCAAACGGTAATGCATTTGGAGAATTAGATCACCCTGAGTCTCCCATTGTCTCTCTAAAGAACGCTTCACACATAGTAAAAGACTTATGGTGGAAGGGAAACGACCTTATGGGACGTGTGGAACTACTAAATACACCTTCAGGTAATATTGTAAAAGAAATAATTAAAGCAGGACACACTATAGGGATATCATCTAGAGGAACAGGCTCAGTACAACAAACAAATGAAGGAGCATTAGAAGTGCAAGATGATTTTGAATTGGTATGTTGGGATTTTGTATCTAATCCTTCTACTCATGGAGCATTTATGAATCCTATTTCACTTAATGAAGGAAAAGGTAAGGCATCTAAGTTTATTAAGCTGGATGCAATCTTAAACGATATACTAAGAGCTTAATGAAGTTAGCAAGTATTATTCTAGAAGCAGAAGGTAATGCTGAACCAGGAATGGGGCAAATGGCAGACCAAATAGCAAAAGCAATAGAAAAAGAGCTAAGACCGCATAAAGGTGAATTAGACGGAGATACAAACGAAGTCGCTGGAGTAGTAGGTATAATAGGATATATACTTCTATCTAACACAGTAGCACATATGCTTGCTAAGATTGCTAAATCGCTATCTAAGAAATATAATAAACCCGGAATACTCAAAAGTGCTGAATGGTGGGAAGACTTCACACATAAGAACGAAGCAGCGTTTATGGCACCTATCAAACGTATAGTGGGCATGTTTACTAAAGATGAAAAGAAGAAATCAGCAGCAACTAAAATAGTATACGGTATCTTAATTTTCTTAATGGCAGGTCAAGCAGGAGGAGGAGCTCTACAAGCTCTTAAAACTACTAGATGGGCAGCAGCAGCAGGTCTTTCCGCAAAAGCATTAATTAAAGGCGTGGAAGTAACCTCTCTACTTAAACAGGCAGCATCAGATCTAGTATCTTAATGTAACGATAATTCCTCGGACGCTACCGACGAGCAGGAAAGTTAACCATCTTTTTTAGGTGGTTTTCTTGTTTTATGAAAAAAGTATATATTTATATAGGAATATGCAGTTCCTTATACTGCATTAACTTTTTATAATTTCCTATTACGATTTAAATAATCGTAGAAATCCAAAAAATTTATTATGGCAAACAAAGATTTATTCAAGCAAGCTATTGCTGAAGCAAAATCTATTAGAGAAGCCGCAATAACCAACGCTAAAGAAGCTTTAGAAGAGACTTTAACTCCTCACCTAAAAGATATGTTAGCTGCTAAACTACAAGAGATGGAAGATTCTACTGTAGAAGAAGTGGTTACCGAATCTGAAGATGTAGAAGAAGAAGTAGCAGAAGCTCAAGGTAATGTAGATGCTCATGATGAGAATCCACACGATCAACTTGAGGAAGTAGAAGAAGACGTTGCAGAAGGCGACTACAAAAAAATGGAAGAAGCTGAAGAAGAAGCTGACGATGCTGAGGATGATTCAGAAGAATCTGAAGACGACGCAATCGAAGACGAAGAAGAGGTAGAAGTTAAAGACATGGAAGTCGATGACTTAAAAAATCTTATTCGTGACATTATTTCTCAAGAAATGGGAGATGGTGCAGAAGAATTAGACAATGCTGACATGGACGCTGGAGAAGAGATGGATGACATCGCTGCTGCAGGATCTGAAGAAGAAATTGATCTAGATGAATTATTAGCAGAACTAGAAGCTACTAATGAAGAAACACTAGAAGAAGAAGAAGTAGAAGAAGCACACTGTAACACTCCTCACGAGGAAGGTGTAGAAGAAGAAGTTAACGAAGATGACTCTGAGTTAAACGAAGCTTTATCGACTATTGGAACTTTACAAAGTCAACTTCAAGAAGTAAACCTTCTTAATGCTAAGTTAATGTATGTGAATAAAGTGTTTAAGGCAAATAACCTTAACGAATCACAGAAAGTTAACATAATCGCTGCTTTCGACAAAGCCGAAACAGTAAAAGAAGTTAAATTAGTATTTGAAACTGTTTCTGATAGTATTGTAGTTAAAAAACCATCTACTACTATTAAAGAATCAAAATTAGGTATGGCAAGTAAAGCTACTGGAACTACTGCAAGTAAGCCAGAAGTTATTAGCGAAGTATCTGATGCAGTTAGAAGAATGCAAAAGTTAGCAGGTATTATAACAAACTAATTATTTAAAAATTAAAATTAAAAAAACAAACAATCATGGAAATTAATTCTCTTTTAGAAAGCGCTAACGGATACAAAGCACTCGCTGCTGATGCATCACGTTTAGCTGACAAATGGGCTGCTTCTGGATTGCTAGAAGGATTGAACTCTAAAGATTCGGCAAACATGTCGATGATGTTAGAAAATCAAGCTAAGCAAATCGTAGCAGAACAATCATCTACAGGTACAGGTGCAATCGGTGCAACTGCTTCAGGTAATGAGCAGTGGGCTGGAGTAGCTTTACCTTTAGTACGTAAGGTATTCGCTCAAATCTCTGCAAAAGACTTTGTATCAGTTCAACCAATGAACTTACCTTCAGGTCTAGTATTTTACTTAGACTTTAAATACGGTTCTGCTGATTCAATCGGTAGAGCAGACGGCGACAACATGCACGGTAACGTGACTGAAGCTGGAACAAAAATGGCAAAAGATGTTGATGCTGCAGACGGACTTTACGGAGCAGGTCAATTCGGATACTCTATTAAAGCGTTAACTGGAGCAGCAGACGCTCAAGTAACTGGTTCAGCTACTGAAGCACTTATCGATTACGATGATGCTAAAGATCCAGCGAACTACAGAAAAGTAACAGTTGCAGCAGCAACTATACCAGGATTTGACGCAGAAGGTGTAAGAGCATTTAGACTTTTATCTTCTTCAGTAGATATTACACTTAACCCAGAACTTACTAAGTTTGACGGAACAGATGTAACATTCGTAGTAGAAGATGCACCAGCTGGAAAAACTTTAGTTTCTCCATTCTCTGCATCAGTTAACTATCACGCACAACCAGCAGACAATTCAAGAGGTGACTTTGAAGATTCATCAGCACCTGCAGCAGGAGCAGTTTCTTCATTAGCTATTCCAGAAATCAACGTAGAGTTGAAATCTGAAGCAGTAGTTGCTAAAACTAGAAAATTGAAAGCACAATGGACTCCAGAGTTTGCTCAGGATCTTAATGCTTATCATTCAATTGACGCTGAGGCAGAACTTACTTCTTTATTGAGTGAGTACATCTCAATGGAAATTGATCTAGAGATCTTAGACATGTTGATCAGTGGTGCAGCTACTACTGAAAGATGGTCTGCACAAAACAACAGAGTATGGAACGGTACTGCTTGGGCAGATGCTGGATCAGACTTCTACAATACTCAAGGACAATGGTTCCAAACTTTAGGAACTAAAATCCAAAAAGTATCTAACAAGATTCACCAAAAAACATTAAGAGGTGGTGCAAACTTCCTAGTATGTTCTCCAACAGTAGCTACAATCTTAGAATCAATTCCAGGATATGCTGCTAATACAGATGGTGACTCAGCAGAATTTGCTTTCGGAGTACAGAAAGTAGGTCAATTAAACGGTAGATTTAAGGTATACAAAAACCCTTATATGACTGAAAACACTATCCTTTGTGGATTTAGAGGTGGTCAGTTCTTAGAAAGCGGTGCTGTATATGCTCCTTATGTACCATTAATCATGACTCCTCTAGTATACGATCCAGTATCTTTCACACCAAGAAAAGGTATCATGACTCGTTACGCGAAGAAAATGATCAGACCAGAATTCTAC